ATCACTAAAAATTGTATGAGTCCAAGCAGTTGAAGCAATTGAATTAAATGGTAAATTTTTCTGTTGTAAGAATGTATGCCAACCCATCACACCTAAACCTAATGCTCTACCTTTTTTAGCATGGTAGTGGGTTCTTTTTAATGAATCTTTCCCATTAGATTTATCAATAAATTCTTGCATTACACCATCTAAAAACCAAGTAGCTAATTCAACGGCATCTGTGTCTTTCCATTCTTCGTACTTTGCTAAATTCATAGAAGATAAACAGCAAATAAAACTGTGCTCCTCATCTGTAAATAATGTAATTTCAGAGCATATATTAGTCATTGTTACATCCAAATTATTTAATCTATATGCAATTGGATTATCTTTATTAACATTATCCTTATACATGATATAAGGTTCTCCAGTTTCCATTCTTGATTTTAAAACTGTAGCCCATCTATTCATTGATTCGGGATCTCTAGCTTCTAATTTTCTCATAAATGAATCACCTACAACTACACACTGGTGGAGATTTAAGCACTGTCTATTAGGGTCACCTTTAGGTCTACGAATTTGTAAGAATTCATCAATATCCCCATGTTCAATATCTAAATTAACAGATGCTGCTCCCCTACGAACATTGCCTTGGTTAGTAGCAATAATTGATGAATCATAAATTTTAGCCCAAGGTACTACACCTTCACTTTTACCATTACCCGTAATTTCAGTTCCGCGTTCTCTAATACGAGATAATGAAATACCTACACCACCACCGGCTGCTGTTAACTTCATTAATTCTGCGTTTGTTAACCCTATACCACGTATAGAATCAGGGGTATCAACCCCAAAACATGAAATTGGTAAACCACGATCAGTCCCCATATTAGATAAAACAGGAGATGCTAAACCTAACCAACCATTCCACATAAGTTTAAAGAACTTATTTGATAATTCTGGTTTTTTAAGTCTAGTAGCAGCTGCATTTGAAACTCTTCTATAGGCTGCTTTAACGGTTTCCCCAGGTAATAAATAACCTTTAGAGATTGTTGCTAAGGATATTTCATCCATCCATTCTGGGTATTGTTTTCCAGCTTCCCAATTACTGTAATCTGCTTGTAGTGCGTTATTTTCCATATTTTTAAAATATACTGTTAGCGTCCCAATCTTGAACACCTTTTGAATAGTTAGTAACTCTGTTTGCAAAGAAATCTGTATGTTGTTTTCCAGCTGATAAGCTATCAAACCATTTCATTCTTTGGACTGCATCTTTATCAATTCCATTAACTACAGGACCATATCCTAAATCACCCATTTTAGTATTTACCCTATGTTTAATAAATGAAACTAAATCATATTTGGGGCACCCTTTTAGATCTCCCATTTCATAAACTTTATCTATAAAATCTAATTCTAGTTTTAAAGACAACTTTGCTGCTTCTTCAATATCTTTTTTTAATTCAGGGGTATTAAATTCCGGGTGTTCCTCCATTAAAGTTCTAAATAACCAACATCCTGCTTCTGAGTGTAATGATTCATCTCTAATACTCCATTCTACTATTTGCCCAACACCCTTAAGTTTATTATCTAATTTAAATGATAATAAAATAGCAAATGAAGAAAATAAATTAACACCTTCAGTAAATGCTGAAAATATTGCTAATGATTTTGCTCTTTCATGCCAATTGGGAGTACCATCATGAGAATCTCGTACAGCTGTTAATGCTTCTATTTTAGCCATTGTTGCTTCATCTTCTAGAAATTCACTAAAATTATCTAAACCTAATTCTTCATTTAATAAAGAATAAGCTTCAGCGTGTATGGTTTCAAAAGCACCAAAAGTAACTGCCATTTTAATAACTTCAGGCTTTCTAAACCATTTAGTAACTAAGGTTGACCAATAATCATTCACTACAGTTTCGGTTTGAGCAAATCCTTTTAAGATAGAACCAATAATATTTTTTTCATTTTCAGAGAGATTCTGTTTCCAATCATTAACATCAGACATCATAGGTACTTCTGTATGTAACCAATGTGCCTGTTGTTGTTTTAACCAATAATCAGAGGCTGTTTGATATTCAAAAGGTTTGTAGACGAATCTCTCTTCAAGTAATGAAGTTTTCTTTTTCATGTTTTTTTAGTTTTTTTTTAGTTTAAGAATTTAATTCAAAAAACTTATTCTTTAATACTTGTTTATCAAATGTATCAAAATCTCCATAACTTTGATTTTGTTGTTGAGGTGTATCATCTTCATAGTCATCAGCATTATAATCATGAACTTGGAAATGACCAGTTGAAGTATCTGCTTTTACCCCAAATGTTAAACCATCCATACCGTATCTGTTTTTCATAATATGGAATCTCCCAGTACCATTAACCTTATCTTTTGCTTTCCTTGAAAGAGATAGACAAAAATCTGTGATCATAATTTTATCATATGAACCAGCTGCTTTGTCCCCCTCAATAACATCATCTTTTGCACCTGCACGATTTACTTGTGAGACTGACCAAATTGGTACATCTAATTCACGAGCAAGTCCTTTAGTGCTTGTATAAATATCATCAATTTCTCCTTTACGATCAGCTGTTCTCTTTTTTGTTGAAAGAAGATCAACATAATCAATTATAATTAAATCTGGTTTAGTTCCTAAATCCGTAACTTTACGGATGTGGGATTCAACTGTTGATATTGTTGCACGTCCTGTTGGAAATTCTTTAATAATCAATTCACCTGGGATTTCAGGAATTATTTCTTCTATTTTTGACCTATTTTTAATAACTTGGTCTACTGGGATTTTACTGAAGAAAGCATCATATCTTCTACCGACATACTCTTCACCTAACTCTAATGTGTAATGTAAAACATTATAACCCATTCTCACAGCATATCCTCCTAAAGCTACTAAACTCCATGATTTACCACCTCCTGGATTACCAAATATGAGACCAAAATCTCCATTTCCCAATCCACCTTGTAATATATCATTGATTCTTTCCCAAGGAGTTGCAATAGTTGTTCTTGCATCTTCTCTAAAACGAGATTCAATATCTTTATTATATTCATGTCCTATATTTTTATCATTACCGGCTTTTAAAGCTGATTCTACTAAATGTTTAATCCCATCAAAATCTCCGGCTTTAAGCAAATCAACACTATTAAGTAATGCTTTTTTTAGTTGTTGGTTTTTACAAAATGTTGAAAATTCTTCTCTAACATATTCTAAATCGTCATCAGATGACTCATAAGCTGCTTTTAACTGTTCTCTAATAGATAATCTTAAAACTTCATTATCAACTTTTTGCAGTTCAACTTTTAGGATATCCATTGAAGGTGTAGTATGATATTTATCATAATACCTAATTATTTCTTTTATAATCCACTGGTGTGCCTGGTTATCCCAATATTCTTCACTAATAATATCGTGTATATTAGTTAAAAACTCTTTATGGGTAAGTAATGATGATATTACTTTAATTTGGAAATGTGTACCATATTGATTTAAACTTGTGAGGGTCATATAACTTTTATTTTATTTATTTTTATAACTTTAATTTTTCAAAAACATCTTTAACCCAAAACTCCACATTTCGGATCATACCACCTAATTTATCTTCATTATAAAAGGCTATGAATTGGTCTGGAATATAATGATAGTCTTTGGATTTAACAATTTCAGATAAATATTTTTTATCATTTTCATCCAACATAGGATTTGATAAATCCATTATTTTATAATTTTTCTCTAAATCATATATATTTTCGATTATCCTAGCATAAATAACATTTTCTTTAAATTTTCCTTCACAGATGTTATATATATCATCTAATGACATATCTTTTTCACTTAATTCAGGGAATAACTTATAAAGCTTTTTTTCACCTAACCCTTTTACACCTTTAACTTTATCAGAATTATCACCCATTAAAGTTTTATATAAGATAAAATTAGTAGGAGACATTTTGAATTTTTCTACTACTGTTTCTTCAGTATAAAATTCCTTTTCCATAGGGCGGTACACAATTACATTCTCATTTACTAATTGTAGGAAATCTTTATCAGAAGAAACAATAAATACTTTATCTTTGGGTGATTGTGGAATAATATCTGATAAATAAGCAATAACATCATCAGCTTCAACTTTAGGTAATCCTATTGTTTTTACGGGTAATGTTTTTAAGTACTGGATTATTCTAACAATTTGATCTACTTTAGCATCATCTTCATCATCTTTATTATCAAAAGCATCCCAATTAGTAATACGTTGTAAATCTCTTCCTGATTTATATTCAGGTAGTAAATTTTTTCTAGCATTTGCTGATCCAGCCCCATCAAATATTACATAAACTTGGGTAGGATCAACTCTTCGGATTTCAGCACCCAGTGAACGAAAAAATCCCCCTAAACCACCAATATGAACCCCATCTGGGTTTACCATATTCATCATTGCAAAGTTCCTAAAGAATAGATTTAAACCATCTATCATTAATATTCTTTCTCCTTCTACAGTTTCCTTCCTGTTCTCATCAAGGTTATTGAGGAGTTCTAATAATTGTTTTTGTTTCATTTAGATTATTTTTTATGCCCGGAATATACGAAAAATACTCCAGGCATCAAAATTTAATGTGGCTCGTCTGTATGAGAAGTAATATCAGTATAAGCTTGTTCTTCTTCTACTATCTGAAAGTCTCCACCACCTAGGATTTTCTTCCATTCATCTTTCATTTCATCCTTATATTCTTTTAAGGATTTATCAGTATCAAGTATAAACCCATGGGGGGTCATAACAATTTTACCTCTAGTAGTAACACCATTAATATGGTTTTTATCAATTTGTAAATTAACTCGTTTAGCAAATTCAACCTGCTTACCATCTTTAATTGCTTTAATTTTAGATGTTCCAGCGTTTGAAATATTCCCAAATGTAACTACAAATGTTGAATCAAACCACATTGCAAACCCTCCTTTATTCATTAATTTAGGTTTACCCATAGGTGATTCTGCTTTTGCTGTCCATACTTTATTAATACACACAAGGGTATTAGTGTATGGGCTACTTTCTTTACGAGACAATACTATACGTTGGTTTACGCTATTACCAAATTGGGTAGACATTGCACCTGCATTCCACTCATTATTATTTTTATTTGATTTAATAGACATTTCACAAGGTACTGATCCTATTGAATCCCATAAGAATAATAAATCATAAGGCAAATTACCTTTTTTCTGCTCATCAATTAAATCTAAAATAAAAACAGCTACATCTTCAATAGAATTAATAGTTTCTCTATCTACATAAATAAAATTACCATTATAATCAACTATTTCACCTGTTTCTTTATCAACAACTTCATTTACTTCTAGTCCCATCTGCATAGCATGTTCCCAATTCCATTTCATCTCTGTAATAATAAATACAGGGAGTACTTTACGTTTTTGAGCTGATACAGCTGCTTCTAGTAATGCTGTAGTTTTACCTGTATCTGAATGACCTCTAAGTAAAACAATATGTCCTGTTGGGATACCAGGGACTGAAGTAATTTCTTGATAAGCTTCAGAAAGAGGTATCCATTCTTGGTCTTTAAATTTAGCTTTAGATGTTAAACCTTTTTTAGATTTAAACCCATCTAGGTTAAAATTTGCTTTAATTTCTGAGGAGACTGCCTCCGATAGTGATTTTTTCTTTCTTGCCATATAACTTTAATTAAAACGGTAAATCGTCAGTTTTATCATCATTAAATAAATCATCAAACTGTGCTGATTTAGATTTTTTTACATTTGTAGCTGTTGTATCTAATGAATAGTTAGATTTTTTAGTATCACTATCAAAAGCAACAGCAGGTTCTGAGACTATTGATCCTTCTTCTTCACTTCCTTCTGGAGCTAACCATTCTTGAAGAGCTTCTTTCATCTCATCATAAGTAAGTGGTTTAAATACTTTCATAGGATCAGCTTGGTCCTCTAAACATGATTTCACAACCTCAGAATCTTCTGCAATCGGGGAAGTTTTCATTGAAGGTCCAATTGATGTTTTGTTATATGGAGTACCTGTAACTTCAGGTCCTACAGTAGTTAATTTAATATCTCTACCTTGAGCCATATCAGTGTAATCACCAATTTCATCATCAGCAGCCATATTTAAAAATCCTTGATAAACTTCTTTACCAAACTGCCATAATTTAACTCCTTCACTTTCTTCACCTCTAACTACGATAGGAGCAAAAATACGTGTTTTTGGGTCTAACTTTTTAGCTAGTCTCCAGTTTTCTTTATCATTAGTCCCACGAAGTTGTTTAGCAAATTCCATAATTGGATCTTTCTCACCCCAATTTGAAGGAGAAGCCATTACTCGCTTACTACCAATTCCATAATAGAATTTCATCTCTGTAAAAGGGAATTCTTTATTGTACTTGTTAGGAACAACTCTTACGACTTGTTTACCTACTGACGGTTTCCAAAATAATTGTTTTCCTCCTCCTGAATTGTTAGAGGTTTGATTTTGCATCTCTCCGAGACGCTTTTTAATTGCATTTAAATCCATGTTTTATAACTTTTAATTTTAATTTAATAACGGTATTAATATAAGAACTTAGGTTTGGTATTCCAACCTAAAGTTCAATAATTTTGTGAATTTTCGTTTTTAGTTGTTTTAATTCATCATGTTGGGTGAGCAGAACTGTATTTCTATAATGTTGCCAGTCAATTGGAAATCTGGTGTCAACAACTCCCCCATTTAATTTTTTAATTAATTCATTTAGGGCATTTATAGTATACAATGTATTTGTATCTTTTTTTCTGTGCACCATTATAGTATTAGGGGGCAAACCACCTGCATTGCCTTGTTCAATGTTGTAAGTACAAACATATTCATCATTACTTTTAATATGTAATACAAATATTTTATTGTACATTACATCATAGCTAGTAGTAATGTGGGATAATAACCCATCCAATTCTGCTAATGTTGTAAATGTGCAAAATAATTTATTATTCAAATCTGTTATATTTAAGTTTTCGAACTCCTGAAAGTCGTCTACTGTATACATATTAACAGAATTATTTGAAATTGTAAGTGTCTCCATAATTAGTTTTAATTTTTAATTTATATTGTTTAAACAAATTTATAATACTTTCCATCACATCCTTTTCTTCTTTATCAAAATCAAAAAGAAAACTATCGTATGTGTAAAGTACTAATTTGGTCTTACAATTTTTTAATAGCTTTATTATTTCCCATAATATACAAACATTATATGCGGTCTCCAAATTTTGTAACAGATAATTTAAGAGTTTTTGAGGTTTCATATCACTTAACTCATCTTTGTAAAATATTTTTTTAGAAATAGGACATTCAATTGAGCCTTCATGTTGAAAACGATCCCACAAATCATCAGTATATACTGTCATTTTTTTGAAAAACTCTAAATCTTTATATTGTTCAAACACCCCACCATACATTTGTTTAAATGTTAGTTCTTTAGCTTTTTTGTAATCCACTTTATACATTTCTGCAAAGGCAGCGTGAATGTCTTCCTCCACAAAATCATAACCAACCAATTTAGCCAACAAAGTAGGATGATAAGCGGATATATCAATTTCAAACAAGCAATCATTACTTGCGATAAAACTTTCTCGACTGTCGTCATCTTTGGAAATAGCTGCATAATTTACTCCTTTAAATCTATTACTTGGTCTTCCTGTGAGGGTTTTGAAGTTGAATTGTGTGTAGGCATACTCTCCATCGATAGGGTGAAAGTACGATTCAAATTTTTCTCTATTAATTCGTATACCACTTCGCTCCACGGCGTTGAATACCACTGAGGCTTTTGTGTTGTAAAAGTCGTTGATTGGTTCATTTATTTTATTTTTTAAATCATGAAAAGTTTTTTCACAATATTCATAATGTTTTACTATCGGAATAATGCGGTTTATATCTATTTTATCACCCATCTTGCTATAGAAGTAGGAGTGGGTTTGTGTGTGTTCTTGTATATACGTACTCGAATTGAGTGTTATGTCGAAGAGAGTTTTTAAAGGAAAATAGTGTAAAAATTCTTTTTTATCACGTACATATAACTTATTATATTTTGTTAATACGCGAGTAATATTGTCTATATTAGTATTTAAAGTCTCACTATGCGAAATGGGTATTATAAATCCTTTTGTTGATAATAACGGACGAATATAAATAGCACAAACTTTATTTTGGGTTGGGTGTATTTTATTATTGTAGGGAATTATCTCTACAAATGCTTCTTTATAATTACTATTATAAAACCTTTTAAGTTGATCTTTAGACTCTACTAACCAAAACATAACTATTACTTTATAGTTAATATAAAAAAAGGAAGTAGGGTATCCAAATTAAAATAACTTATTTTTAATTATAAGTATTTCGTTTTGGTTTGGTTGGTCTACGTTTAGCACTAAAGGAATTATTTGATTTTTTAACATTCATTAATTCTTCGGGGGCATAAAATTTTAAATAATCTTCCCTTAAAAACTCTCTTAAACCCTTTGTTTTAAAGAACTTTTCAGTTAGAAGAACAGAATTTCTATTAGTATTAGAAACATAATCTTCTTTTCCTTTTAAAGTCCATTGGAGTTTAATAGATTGGTATAAACGCCATTCCCATTTGTTATCTTTATTAAAAATACTATCATAAACCTCTTTATTTACTTCTACCCATTGAATCTCATTTCTTTTTACACAGAAATATCTAGTAAATACCCCTAAATCATAATCTTCTTTTGTTGGTTTTCTGTAAGTTATTTGAGGAATAAATCGTACTCCTTCTTGTAATTCACTAGAATTTAAATAATCTGCTATATCTTGCATCCCATCAACACTTTGATTTGGGAAAGGTGCAAAATCTGTAGTGACTGTTGTAAAAGAATAAGCATTATTACTATCGGATGCTGCATATATTTGATCTTCTGAAGTATCTGAGTCTAAAAGAAGGAGATTTGGGGGGTCATTTTGTGTTTTTCCTGTATATTTTTCCCCAGTATATAACTCATAATAATAACCCACATAATCTTCATTAGTACCCTCTATCATGTACCTCCCCCCAGGAGTGTATTGGTTTGTTTTTATTTTATTACTTGGTATATAAGCCATTTTTATCTTTATTTATGGTTTTTATATTAAACCTTTTGATAATGCAAGGTTATAAGGAGTTTGTGGGTTTGTTGGGCTACCAAACAATGAAGGTAAACCTCCATCAGGAACACCTCCTAAGTTTACTATTTCCATCTTGAAAAATGCATCTGTATATGCGGTATTGGTGGGTTTATGTAGCAGGCTAATAAGTTGTGCATTTGCTGCGGTTGTTTCTTGTAATGAAGGTTGTAACCACCCTCCCCCAGTTCCTGTATTTTCTTTGCTAGTATTTCCAGGTTGGAGTATATTCCCAGAATTAAATTTAAAACTAGGAGCAATACACCCAGCTAACCAGTTTTGAGCAACTGGGGCTTCATGAATTAATACATGCTTCCTTATGTACCCATTACCATAAATTTGATTTGCTGCAAAATTACCTGCTTCGTTACCCTCTAATCGAAATGCTTTGTTATTATTTGCTTTTGGTTCTCCTTTTGGACGACGGTAATTATTTCTAACAAGATAATTACCTGATGGTACACAACTAATATTATTTTGATTACCTAACCATGGTAATTCTACAGTTGCAAAAGTTGCTAACACTGTTGTCTCATCCTCAGCAAATACCTCCATAATACCTAAAGTTTGACCATTTCCATATGTTTCAGGTGGTACTTGTCTATTAAACCCATAAATTCTTGTTAATCTTATTCTTAATTTTGCATAATTTTCATAAATTTCTTGTAATGTCTCATTACCTTCTGGGGGTTGGGGGAATCCTCCAGATTCTCCAGCAATGTAAACTGGGGTGTTATCTTCTAAAGGAGGAGGTGCTTGTATTGGACCTAATGCTCTACTTTCAGGAACCGATAATGTTTCAAATTCAGTAGTCCACCCCGCAACATCAATGTTATGATTCAACCCTGTTAATTGTAAACCAACTCCATCTTTTTCATAAGAAGGTGGAAGTATTTCATCATTTATTTTAAATTTTTGATAAAGTTTAGGCCCACTTATCCCATCCATTGTTAATTTTAAATTAAAAGGGAGGAAAAATGGAGCTGGGAGTTGGGGTTCACCTTCTGAATTGGAATTAGTGAGGATTCCTAATGCTAAAGAAATGGCTTCAGACATATTATTTTTATAGGCATCTATTTCTTCCTTATTATATACGGATGTATCGTACATTGAATTAAATATTGGAGCCATAGCTACTAAAATATTAGCTACTTGTTTCTTTTTAGGAATAGTAGCATTAGAACCTGCAGCAAAAGATTCTAAATCTGGGGAACTAACCTTTACAGGAGTAACTCTATCTATTAACCCAGCATTATAATTTGAAAAAGAAGTAGCATCAGCTGAAACTTGATTACCATTAGCTTGGGCGCCTATTGAAATCATAGTAGCAAAATCATTTGATAAATCTGCTGTGAGACTAACATCTCTTACAAAACTACCTTCTATTCCTGGTTTTACCCCATAGGCTATTAATTTGGTAAATCCTGTTTTTTCCTCATCAAACCTTTGAGGAATATCTTCTATAATTTTAATTTTTAAACCATCTTGAGATATTTTAAAACGAAATTTATTTATACTACCCATAGACTCAATCATCATATCTGTTATATTTCCAAGAAAATCTAGTAGTTTAATATTACCATTTTCATCAGGTTTCATACTTGATAGTATATTACTTATTTCTTGGGTAGCAATATATACATTTGCAATTCTTCCTAAATATTGGCTTTTTACATTATTATAAAACCCACATTGTTCTTCAGACAAATTAGTATTTATTAGGGTATTTTTATACCCAATTACACCTCCAGATTCATCTTTAAATGAAAAATTTCTATAAGGTATAAGTAATTTTTGAGGTTCAGTTGAAATCTGCCCCGGAATGTTTAGTATAAAATTATCATCATTAGGTAAATCTCTAAAATTCATATCAAATTCTAAATCAGGAATACCATACTCATCATAAAGAAATAAGTTTCTTTGAACCCAAGCTAAAAGGAAACCAAATTTCATATACACCCTTGGGTTTTGATCAAGACCAGCATCCCCCCGTGAGTTTGTTAAAAAAAATAAAGCTCCTTTAAAAACTACCTGATCATCGCTTGATATATTATCGTTAAAATTAAATAATGTTGAATCTGAAAAACCAACTTGTTTCTTTTTAAATCCTTTACCTCCTAGGCTAGCGTATCCATCTAATATCCTTTGATATTCATTGAATAAAAAATTATCTAATAAAGATTTTGCTGCATTAGCTACTAAAACAGGAGCAAATTGTTTACCTGGAATTATTTTTGATGAATCTTTTTTTCTTATATTTTGGTACTCTTCTGTTTGTTTTTTAACAGATGCTGCTTCTTTACTTAATTCACCTGAAAATGAAATATTTGATTTTAAGGATTCAAATACATCGCCTACGGCTGTTAATTGGATTTGACAATCATAACTCCCATCAGGGTTAAATTGCCAATTAAATTTAGTTACTCTACCAAGAATAGCTTCATAATTTCCATTAGTTGTTCTTCTATGGTCTGAAATAAGACTTGATATTTGTGCAACTGTTTTGGTACCATTTAAAAATCCTGAAGCCGGTAAAGAAAGATTTGTATCTGCTGAGGTGAGTTCTTTATTATTATTTAAATATACACTATGACCAAACTCTAATAATAGAGTGTAACCTGGTCTCATGTACAAAACATCTATCAAGCTAAATTGTTTTTTAGAAAAACATTTTATATTAATTACAGTTTTACTTAATGCCCCATTATTATAATAAGTTATATTAGCGTTTGTTATTCCTGGTAATGGGACATATCCTCGTTCTGATATACCTCCCCAACCATAAGCTCCATTTAAACCACCATTAGACAATCCTGCTTCGGGCATTGAAGATGATGAATTAATTGTTCCTCCTTGAAGAATGCAAGATTTTGCTAATTTTTCACCTGAAATATCATTTTCATTAATTCCAGATGCTACTAATTTTTTTAATACTGAAGATGATAATTCATTATTATCAGAACCTCTATTGGTTAAATTAACAGAACTCATTAATTTTAAGAAGGGTGCCTTAGTAGTAAAAGATAATAAATCCTTTTCTGATATATTCCCATACTTTCCAAGAGCTTCCTGGCGGACTTCAATCTGGGTTTTGACGTAATCATCAAAAGGTTCTCCTAATATATTCATAACTTATTTATTTAAAACATTATAATCGTCTACTATATTTACTATTTTCGTTGGGACTCTAATTTGTGATCCTACAGGTAAAGTAAAAGAACCCATATTAATTTTATTAGGATTTGCAATAGAAATAATCCAATACAAATTAACATCCCCATAAAACTGGTTTGCTAAATTATCTAATCTATCCCCAAATTCTGTTTCAATCCAAAGATCAGTTTCTGAATTTGGAATAAGTGGATAAGTAACCCCATTATAATACTGAGTATTGGGGGTTCCAACGTATTGGTTTTTATTTCTTAATATTTTTACTCCATTATATCTATCCATTATTCCTCTGTAATTGATTGGTTATCACCATCAGATGGGGTATTAGGCTCATATGTAGGGTATTTGTCATTATAACTTGTAAAAATACTATCTGATGAATCACTTATGCCACGAGCTAAAGATATAAACCTTTGATTTCCATTATTACTTCCTGCTTCGGTTGATAGAGGATTATTTGCTAATGCTTCAGTTTCTTCTTTACTTGTACCTTCTGGTTTTGATGGTAAGAATGTATGAATAGGGGTAAATGAAAACCCGGTTACTTGAATAACATGAGGGAGTTCTTGAACACTAGTATCACTTGTTCCTTCACTATTAATTGCAATTTCCCAAGGTGATGCTTCAGGGACTGTATAAGTTAATGATGTAATAAATCCTGGTTGTTCATACACATAACCACCTATAGTTAATCTAACTAAATTACCTCTCATAAACCCTGATGAATTATAACTAGGAGCTAGAGTAGAAGCTAAATAGTTTAATTTTTTATACATAGGTATAAGTTCTGCTTTTGATTGGGCCGCTACAGTAAATGATAAATTCATAGTTCTATTAAACCCTCCATAATTATATAAGGTATCACCTCTTCCGGCATAGTTTACAGGATTCCAAGTAGATGAATAATTATCATCCATACTATCTATAAATGCTCTAAAATGCATATAAACAGCTTGACTTGGATTATTATTATCAATAGCTGCTATTCTAAATTTTACAGAGTCATTAATAGCCCTAGACCCATCAGCACCGTTTGTATGTACATACATAGGATTTGCTGTCATTTTGTCTAAAGCCATGGATTGGCTTGCTGCTATTGAGTAATTCCATACGTTTTTAGACCCATCAAATGTTTCTTTAAACCCTCCCCCAGATTTACCAGGCTGACCCATATTTAGTCTTGAATCAATATTTTTAGTTCTATAATTTGGGGAAACTGATAATACTGATGATTTTTGGCTTCCACCCTCAAAAGGTTTTAAGGGGTCTTCTGTAGGGGGTAAAATATCTTGAGTTGAAGCTGTATATAAATTTTTTCTAAAGTCTGTGGGATCTAACCCTGCTTGATTTCCCCCAATTACATTTGAACTGTCTGCTATTTGGGATAGATTATAAGTTCTTGAGTTGTTTTTATACAACACACTGGGATTTATTTCCACTGAGCCTGAAAATAAACTATTAACAGAAGTGGGGAAATTTTGTGTCCAACCTTTCTCTTTTCCTATTACAATAGCTTCCCCATTTACGTCATAAAATAAGCTATCAGAATTTGCAAAGAAAGCTTGATCCCCCATAGGGAAAGATTTGAGGTATTTGGAAGAAGCATATTCACCACCCCCACTAAAATCTCCTTTAACTAAACCTTGAATTTGATCTGTCCATGTCCTTGCTGCTAGGCCTACTTGATAAGTTCCTGCTTCTATTCCACTACCATTTGCATTTGCTAATCCAGTTCTTTGATCTGCAAATCTAATATTTGTTTTACCTATCCCTAATATAGATCCTGGTCCTCCACCATAGGAATAAATATTTTGATCATTATCTGTTCCTCTTTCATTAGCTCTATTATTAAATATTACTAATTTATTACCATCAGAGGTTTCATTAAACTTTTTAGTAGCAGCTTCATAGGTGTTTAAACCTAATAAACTTAACCCCTCATCTAAACCTCCCGAAAATAATGAGCCTTCTACTACACCACTCATAGGAGAAAATGGATCTATACCTAATAAATTAGCATGTAACCCCAAACCATTACCTACAGCTTGTGCTAAAGTTGATATTGGAGTATAAACTCCTTGATTAATATTTCCCCCTCCAGTAGCTGCTAACCCATTAATACCATCTTCAAAATAATAATCTCTTGAACCAGCATACCCTAAACCAAATGAAGCTGGGGTTTTTACAGATGTTCTAGATAAAATATTTTGTTTAACTATAAACCCAATCCCTGCAGATAAGTTTTTAGTATCTATAAACATTTTAAATAACCTACTTACATCATCTACAGCATTGGTTACCATTTTTAACCCTCCTCTAACTATAAAATCAGGACCTGATCTTACAGGAAGGTCATCTGATTCTAAACCTTTAGGGATTTCTTTAGTGATGTAAGGTTGATTACTATCTCCCCCGCCACGTTTATCTCTTCCCCAAGGTAGATTAGTTAAATCTGTTTGGAAGTTAATTAAAGGCATATGTTGGTATTAAAGTCCGGCTGCTCCTGCAGGTAAATTATTTGCGTATCTATTTACTGGTTCTTGGTATGAGTTGGCTGTCTCACCTAATTGTGAAGTAGATGGATTTGTATACCCCATAGCTCCAGCTCCAAAATTTGTATAAGCTGGGTTTTGTAAACTAGGATCTCCAATATTAGAATATTGATTATGAAGTTGAGAATTACCTACAATACTAATAGCAGGATCAGTTAAAGGGTTAGAATTTGGAGATACAGGAACTCCTAAATTAGAACCATTTGAGTTAAACATATTTTCAATTGAATTTGACATAATTTTTTATTTTAATTGTTATTTTATTATAAATATTAACCTATTTTAGAAGATGCTAATACTAATGATTTACCTACTTTAGCTCCATCTATAATAACATCACCACCTTTTTCTATAATTGATATTAACCTACTCATTTTAGCGTTTAATTCTACTAACTGTTGGTTAGATTGAGTTGTCCCTTGTTGGGAGGTATTACTTGTAGGTGATGAGGTTGCTGGTGGAGTTGATGGTGGTGTAGGGTTACTACTACTCATCATATTAGATATACCCGGAGCCGCCATGAAATCATCATTTGGGGAAAGTTCAAATAATCCACCCTCTTTTGTTGATACTTGTGTTCTACCATCAGCTGGAGAAAACATATCACCTGCTGGTTCAGCGCTACTCATAGCAGCTACTACTGTTGCTATACCAGCAGCTATTGCAATTGCTCCAACACCTAAAGTCATTGCTGATGCACTGGTGACTGCTGCAACTGCTGCTATACCGGCTTCAATAGCAAGTGCCCCCATTGAAATTACAGCAGCTGCAATAGATGGTAAAATAGATACTACTAAAGCTGTTCCTACAATTCCAAAAGCTACAGCTAAACCTTGTACTAAAGGATCAGCTTCACTTAAAGTGTCAAAAAATGATTGTGTTGGGTCAAAGAATGAACCAATTAATTCTCCTATAAGCATAAAGGCATCGACTATAGGTTGAAGGACAACCATTATACCTTCAATTACTTTTCCAAGCATTTTAAATGCTGGTGCTACAAATTGAATTATTGCTGCTCCTATATCCATAATTTTACTGATTACAGGAATTAATGGGTCAGCTAGTTGAATAAATAAATCTGTTAACTTTTCAGTAATAGCAGTTAATTTTTCTTGTTGTGATACTGATTCTAGTTGATCTAATACTCCTGCTTCAGCTAATTCTTTCTTTTTCTTTTCTGTTAATTCACCGGCTGCTGATAATCTATTATATTCAGCTTGGGCCTCACTCATTGTTTTAACATCACCCCCAAATGCTTTTTGTAGAGACGCAAGTTTTTCCTGTTCTATTAACATTTTAGACATATCATCTCTAGACAACCCAAATGCTTTAGCCATTGCTTCTTGTTGGATTACATTCATTGCCCCAAACTCAGCAGCTGTACCTACTTCTTTTCTTAATTCAGCTGCTAGTTTAGCTTGGTCACCTGCTAATGCTGCGGCTCTAGCTCCTTCTAAATTAAGTTGTTTACCTGTTAATAATTCAGCTTCCATTTCAGCTGCAATTGAACTTTCAAAATCTAATAACTTACTTTGAACACCTTCTAATTGAGATTGAGAAATACCTAACATTTTAGCTTGAAATACCTGGTTAGCCATTTCTTTGGTATTCATTTTATTATTTAATATTTGGGAAGCTGACATTTGACCAATACCTTCTTGAATGTCTTTAGCACTTAGTGAAATTGAATTTTGGGCATTTAATTCTTGAGTAACAGCTGTAACTTTTTCTAATTGATCTTGTATAGAAGTTCCACCTAACATTGCTTTTTCAGCAAATAATTCCATTGCATGTCCTGATAGACCTGTTCTTTTTTGTATTTCTGAAAATTCAGCTGCAAATTCATTTGAAAATTTAAGAGATGTTCCAAATATTTTATTTAATTCTATTTGGGCAGCTACTACATCTTTAGTATTAGTTAACAGTTTACCACTTGTTACTCCTGAGTCAGCAATTTCTTGATTAAATTTACGTGCTTCTTCATATGATATTCCCTGACTTTTAGCTAATTGACCTGCAGATTGGTCAGCAGATTTAAAGGCTTTAATTACCATATTCAATGCTGTAGTTGCTAAAGCTATAGGACCAAATGCTTTAGCAATGGCAGGTCCTAAAGATTTAAAACCTGCTTTGAGGGTTCCAGGGGCTTTTAAAGGTAATTCACCTACTTTAATTTGTTTAGCATTAACCCCAGCTTGTTTCATAGCTTCAGACATCCCTACACCTTCTGCTCTTAGCTGTTTATATTCACTTATCCCTTTATTTACAGCCATGTTTCTTTCAATTTCAGCTGCTCCATGTTCCCTAGCAGCTTCTGCTGCCTCTTTAAAAGGACCACTAAATTTACTTAATCCTGGGACTTTTTCCATTATTTCAGATAAACCACCAAAGGTTTTAACCCCTAAAGCTTTTGATATTCCTTCAGAACCTTTTGCAATTGAATCTATTTGTGTACTTGTTTTTTGTGCTTGTTTAGCTTGTTCTCCTAATGATCTAGCAATTTCAGCATTTAATTTTCTACTTTCTATATCTCCTTCTAAAGACATTTTAGAAAATTTAGCTTGTTGTTGTTTTGCTAAAATAATATTTTTTTCTAAAGTTTGTTGTTGTTTTTTTAATTTAGAATTTGTTTGGGTCAGACCTAATTCATCTTTAGTAACTGCATAAGTGTCTTGTGCTATCTTTGTAATCTGGTTTGATATATCTCTAGCTAATTTTTTTTCTGAGTTTAAGAATTTTTGTTGTTTAACTTGATCTTGGAGAGTATTTGCTATATCTTGCTGATCTGAAAGTACATCAGAATTAATTCCTCTTCTTTTACTTAAAAGGTCAATAATTTGTTCTTCAAAAGATTTAGTTATGGACATCTCCTTATTAATATCCTTTTGATTGGATTTAGTTTGAGACATCTCATTATTGAGATCCTTTTGATTTTGTATGTCTTTTTGATCAGCCATCTAAAATTATATTTTGTTATAAATATTAGAAGGCATCATTTTCTTGATGCCTTCGTAACATAATTTGGAGATAGTTTTTGTTTTGGTTGAAGTGCTTGTTTAGGGATTTTTTGTTTAATATTACTATTTAAATCTATATTAGTCCCCTTCCCTTTAGAAGCTTTTTTCATTGCTTCTTGTTCTGCAGATCTTGCTTCGTGGATTTGCTGGTAGGTAAATCTCCGCAACCATATAGGCATACTATAAACAGTATTCCAATCATAACCACCATTTCCATAATATACTATTTCATGGATGGTCTTGAAGAGATTGATCCTATAAGTCGCTGTCAGGCCAAAAAAAGTTGACGGTCATCGGAAGGGTAAGATCCCTTTCGTTGCCGTCACTACTCACATGGTTGAAAGTTAAATCAATATCTGGTTGGAATTCTCTAATATATTCTCTAAATGCTCTTGAATCTCTAGCTAGCATATAATTATCTACAAATTCTCTAATAGTCTTTACATCACTATCACCATTTATAGAAGTAATCATATATTTTAAACGAGTTGATAATTCAGGGGATGCTTTTTTATCTATCTTTTTTAAACCTTTTATTTCAGCTTTAATAGATTTATCATCTCTATTATTTAATAGTTTAAAAGTAATTTCAACCTTTGAGTGAGGTAGTGTAAATGAAAATTGGTTAGTATTTTTTTCAATTAATACTTCTTCATCGATAAAACGTTGTTCTAACTCTGATAGATCTACAGTTACAGTTTCCCCATCATAATTAAAAGTATAGTCTTTACCATACCCTAAAACACGCGCTGCTACCATAATTGCATTTTTATCTCCTACAATTAAATCATCATAGTTAATTTTTGATACAATTAATGCCTTTAGTAACCTATCAACAACCGTTCCATCTTTAATGTAATTTTGATTAGTTAAAATATCTTCTTCTTTAGCAGTCATATATTTCATTTCAATGACTCCAGAAGATAAAGGATTGTCTTTAGAATAGACTAAACCTTTTGAGGGGAGGTCTACTTGTTCAGTGGGTAATTTTAATTCTTCCATATAAATTTTATTTGTTATAACTTAATTATCATGTATACATACATAACATAAAAAAAAGCTTGACCGAAGCCAAGCTATTTTTAAAAAAATATTTATTGTTATTAGAAATTTAATACGCAATAATCCATTCCGATTGTTAAGTCAATATTCATTGCTTCACCATCAGTGTCCCAATTCATATCGGCAAATGAACCATCTTTAATAAATGCACCTTTTATAATCCATTCACTAACTACATCACCTACAGGACCTAATACATCTATAGTTAAATCTTTTTTATAGAAATCACTATACCCATCTCTACCTGTTACTGATTCATGGTGTAATCTAACCCATTCCATTACTGCTTGAGCACCTGATGGTGTAATTGGATCAAATAACTGCATAGTAATATCATTCCATCTTAATTTACCTTTTACTTTTCTATAAGTATTGATATGATTTAATGTAATTTCATCTTGTGCAAAACCTAATCCACTAACACCCTTTATAATGTAAGATGGAAAACCATCAACATACATTATAAACCTATTAGCTACTTTGGGTTCAAAAGCGGTGAAAAATATTTCGTTTGGGTCTAATACTGCCATTTTATGTTTGTTTTATTTTTATTCAATTATAAATATTATATTTTCTAATTCTTATGCAGGAAATTCAGCTCCTGTTGGAAGAATATTGAAATCTAGGTATATAAATTCTGCTGTTTTTGTAGGTTGAATGTATATAGCACCTCTCAATTCATTTCTATCAATTACGTCAGGTCCATTATTTGAATCGTTCATTACAACTTTAAACGCGTATAAACCTTGTCTTTGTTGTACTGATTCTAGGTATGGATTAACTTGTGTTAAGAATATATTTCTTGTTGCTGCTGTATTTTGTTCAAATACTAAATTATCAGATATTTGAGAAATATAGTTTTTAAGGGCAATAAGCAATCTTCTAACATTAACTCTATCTAAAGCACTTGCTGTATTTTGTAATGTTTTCTGTCCAAATACTACAACTCCTCTTCCTGGGAATGTTGCTATTGGATTTACTTTACCTGTATACAATGTATCTCTATTAGCTTGAGTTAATTTTCTTTCAGCTTGAATTACTTGACCTAATCCACCTCTATTAATACCTGCTGGAGCAAACCATGCTTCTGCTGTTCTATCATTGTTAGCATAAACTCCTGGAATTAATGTTCCTGCTGGTACCCAAACTCTTTGTCCTGAATCTGGATCAGTTACCATACACCAAGGCCAATATGAAGCTGCATATGATGTATCTTGAGCGGCTGCTGTAGTACTTACTGCTGTTATTGATGAAGCATAAGCTTCAAGATCTAATACTACAATATTATCTCCTCTATTTTCAGTATTTGCAATTAAAGTATTTAATACTGAGCTATAATCTGATTGGTATAATCCTGGAGCTGAGATGAGATTATATTTAAAATCATCTTTATTAGCTAATATGTTAAAAGCTGTTGTATAATCACTTCCTACTAATCCTTGAGTATCATTTCCAGTAATATATTGGTAATATTTACCAGTTCCTGTTAAAATGGTACCTACTGCATCTCCAAATGTTCCTGAAGCCGCTACTGGTATAGAAGCTGTGTATTGATCTTTTGCTATCCCACTATTATCTAAATAGTCTGGAGTTTTAAATTTAACTTCTTTTACTCTTACATATCTTGAAGCATTAGCAAATGATCCTGTTGTTTGTAAATAAACATCTGTTCCTGATCCTCTAATTACTTGTTTTTGATCACCTATTATTCTTGAAATATAATTTGAAGATTTTGGATCTAATGATACATTATTAAAGCTTTCTAGTACTGATTTTGATCTTGTATTATCATTACCTTGTCTAATAACTACACTAAATGTACCTGATGATGTATTTGGAGAAACTATCTCCCATCTAATATTATCTGATGTACCATTTGTTAGGGCTCCTGTTGATGCTTCATCACCAGCACTATTCATAATTATACCTTCACCCATTGTTTCTAATGTGAAAGCATTTTCATCTGTAATGTCAGCATCTACTAAAGTTACTACTAAGTCAGCTGTTGGGGTACCTATTTCTGCTGCCGCTACTGTTACTACATCACCTATAGCATATCCTGTACCTTCTGCTACAGTTGTTATAGATGCTACTTCTACTAATAAATCAGTTTCTGCTACATCAATTATTACTTCTCCTGAGTTTTGGAGGTTTGCACTACCTAATGTAATGTCTATACCACCCGCAGCTGCTGATGCAAACCCAGCGGCAACTAAAGCTGCTTGAGAAACATTTACTACATCACCATCTGAATAACCAGTACCAATATTTTCAACTGTTAATACTGAAACATTTGTTCCATCTGATGTTACGTCAATTGTAGCTCCTTCTCCTCCTGCTGGAGATACTGTAGTAGCTAAACCAGTTGCTGGTGCTCCACCACCAATGTTATATGAAGCTCCGTTAGATATACTAAGTATATTAGTACCATCATTTATTAATTGTCCAGTTCCTAATAATCCTCCTGCTATTGATAATTGGTCAGTATCTACATATCCTGATCCAGGATTTGTAATTGTTATACCAGTTACCGTTGGAGCAGTTGTTCCTGTTACTGTTACAGTAGCTATGGCTCCACTTCCATCAGTACCACCAGCATTTGTTAATGATACTCCAGGATATACTTCTGCCCCGGCAACTACAGTGTTTGTAGAAATTCCAGGCACAAGCTGATCAGCATCTGTTTTAATTTTTCCGTTAGCTGTGTTAGTTACTACTGTTACGGTTAAACCAGTTCCTCCTGCTGGAGATACTGTTGTTGGTTTACCTACATAAGTACCTGCTGTACCATCACTACCTCCTGAAGTATAAGAACCAAATAAATCAGTAGCTGGTGGAATATTTCCACTTTCTACGTCATTAAAAATTCTTGAAGAAGTTGCTGATGTAAAATCACCTGATGCTACTCTAGTAACAATTAATGATGTACCACCGTTTGTGAAGTAGTTATATGCTGAAATTGATGTGAAGAAAGTATATTCATCCATCTGATTTACAGAACCACTCTCAAAAGTAGTACCAAAATTAGCTTGGTATTCACTATAAGTAGTTATAAGTTTTGGAATATTGACTTGACCTTTTACGGTTGGTCCTACTAGCGCTGCACCAGCCTGTATTGGTTGAGAAGTAATCTGGGATTGATCATTTTCTCTTGCTAATACTCCTGGGGAAATTAATGTTTCTGCCATGTTGTTAAATTGTTATTATTTTGATAATAAATATATGAAGTTTTGTTAAAAATTTACTCTGTTGGAGAAAACTTACCACTTTCTAATGAAATAGTTCCGTTTCCATATTTTTCTTCTAATTCTTTCCCTATCTTCACTTCATCTTGTTTAAGGGTAATTAAATTAGATTTAATTTGTTCTTTCCTTAACTCCAAATCCATTACTTGGGCTTCGGTTTCACCTAAAACTATTACTAACTTATTATATTTTTCTTTTAATTCGGTTAGTGTTTGAATTTCTTCTTTTGTTAGAACTTTGCTTTCCATCTTGTTATAAATATTAAAGTATTTGTTAAAATTGTATGCTTTTTTATTTCTTATTATAAATATTAAAAACTTTTTAATAATTGATTGTTTATAGAATTTATTACTAAATCGGGTGTTATTGATTTAGTACACTCAAACATCCTATCTGTATCTTTATGGTCAGGACACCACTCCCAATCCCCACCGTTTAACCTTATTCTATTAAAACATCCTGAGCATTTGTTTTTGGGAGGAGATATTCTTTCGCAATCTTCAAATTCACTATAGGCTTCACTAAATCCAGATATCATAACTACAGGTGTTTCTAAAGCCCAAGCTAACCAACTTAAACCACTTCCAATACCTATAAATGCTTTAGCATTCATTATATCATTTGCTCTTTCACTTAGAGGGTGGTTACCTGTTTTATCAATAACCCCTGTTAAAGTACCTCCTAATTTAGAATCATGCCACTTATCTCCTAAGGGTTCTTGGGTAATCATTACTACTTTGTAGCCTTTATTATTTAAATAATTTATTACAGTTTGCCATCCATCTTTTCGATTCCAATACTTAGCATGAGCTGAACCATGAGGTGCTATAACCACATAATCACCTTCTATAGTAGATCCTGTATTTTTAAATGTTAGTTTAGGTTTAATTTCTTTTGATTCTAGTCCTAAAATGCTATAGGCTGCCCCTTGTAATGGAATTTTTCTAAAGTCTAAAGGATTTCTATTATAATCAATTTTTTCTTCTTCATTATAATGCCACCCTACCTCATACATAGCATATAAATCCTTTTGGATAGTTCCAGGTTCAATAAATTCAATGTTTGAGTAATTTTCTTCAAACATTTTATTATGGAATGTTGATACAATTAATCTACATTTATGTTTTTTTCTAAATTCTTCGGCATATGGCATCCACGCTATAGTATCACCTAAAGCTTTTGAAGCAAAGTGTATATAAACTTTTTTATCCCCTGCATTAAATGTATGTTCTATTATTTCATTAGTTTCTAAATCTATTATTTTAATTAAACAATCAATATAGTATTGTTTATTTAGTTTAGACCACATATTATTACTTATTTCTGTTTCATGAAGAAGTTTATTTGTGTTTCTATCGATAAACTGAACTTTATATTTTTTCTTTATATCCCCTAAAATTTCAATTTTAGCCCCATTAACAAAAGTGCTATAAATATTATTTGTGGGAAATAAAGATTTAATTGGTTTTTTAATTAAATTATTATATTCTTTTACTAAAATTTCTTTCATACCATTAAATAATCGTTAGTTGCGGTTTGTTTTAAAATTATTTTATATCCTAATTTTTCCAAATAGGAGACTGCTGTTTTTTTATTATCTTCTAACCATATTAGAGGTTTATATTTTAATATAGTTTCTTTCATACCCTCAAAAGCAGATAATTCATGGCCTTCTATATCAATTTTGATAAATTTAATAGGTTCAGGGAAAGAAATTGAATCTAAAGCCATAACTAAATTAGTAATATTACCATTAGGGACAACTTTTACTACTCCTGAGTTTTTTTCTTCTTCACCCCCAAAATGGACCATTGAATTATTACTTCCTACCCCCACATTAAAACAATGAACATCATTATACCTATCAGTATTAGTTTTTAATAGGTTATAATTTTCAAAAAAAGGTTCAAAAGCCCATATTTTTAAATCAGGAAAATAATGTTTAAATTGTACACAATGAGCACCTATATTAGCTCCAATATCTAACATTAATCCTTCTTTTGGAAAGTATTGTTTAAAACAGTTAAACAAATTAAATTCCCAAAAATCATTATATTTAACTATATCATCTGATATGCATTCAGGCCCCTCAAATATCATCATAGGGGTATTTTTTATACTAACTAAACGGGTATTACGTTTCATATATGATTTTTATATATTTTAATTAATTCTTTTGTTCTATTTAACCAAGATAAATTAGTAGCTGTTTCTAAACCTTTTTCTCTATAATCAGACCAAATATTTAAAATATCTTTTAAACCCTTATCCATTTCAAAAATATTACGGGGTGATCTCCAACATCCATGTAAATCAACTTCCATTTCCCAATCAGCAATAACAGGTAACCCAGCAGCTAAAGCTTCTAACATTGTTAAATTAGGATGTCCTGCTTCTAACATTGTAGGGTGGATAAAAATATCATGGTGGTGGTATAAATCAAGGAGTTTAGTATTAGGTGTATCAAATACCAAATTTAATTTAGGGTAGTTTAACATCCAAATGTGATTATTAAAAAAGTTTTTATTATTAGAAGGCCCAGCTATAGTAATTTCTAAATTATTAATCATAGCTAAACCTAAACCATATTCAAATCCTTTTCTGTCAAAGGCTTCATCTCCCCCTAAACCATTATTAGCTAACATTAGTAACTTTGGGTTTGCAGGGGTTGGTTTTATAATTTCTTTAGGATAAAACTCATCAATATTAACCCCATGAGAAAAATAAACACATTTAGGGTGATTAAAATAATCAACTAACCAATTAGCAGGCATTAAAGATATTAATGAACCTTCAATTGCCTCTAGATTTTCTTTGTATACATTGGAATTTGGACCATAATGTAAAACATGATGATCATGTAATTGGTAGATATAGGGTATACCCCTTTCTCTTAAACCTTTAGTTAAATTAGCCACATGGCAGTGTACAATATCAAACTCTCCAGGTTGGATTTTAGCTTCTAATTTGTGGGTAGAATTATGACCTAATAATGTTTGGTTTATTTCAAACTCCCAAATAATTTTTTCTATTGCTCCCCAATTTTTAGGGGGTATATTTAAACCACAAGCTGGGTCTACATGACATATATTTAATTTCATTAATCAGTAAATATTAAGGGGTTATCATTATCTTTATTTTTTTCAATCTGATCAACTAAACTAAATCCTGGGAGGTGTTTAGTATAAACTTTTTCAGCTATTCCCGATTTCATTTGTCCTATATTCATAATCCATAAATCCCAAGCTTCCCATTTTTTGTTTTCTAGTTTTTCTTTCCAATTACTTAAACTTTTATTAGGTATTAAATATGATTGTGCTGGTACAAAAGGTATCACATCACAATAAACGTCTTGATTTTTGTTACCTTTAATATTTGTAGATGTTGGGGGATTACCAAACCCAACTAAATCTAAACCTTCAGCAAGAGCTATATTATTAAATCTAAATAAAGAGTTGTATAATTCTTCAATGTCAGAATCTACAATAGTATCGCCTTCAAAAATTAAAATAAAATCATAATCTTTATTATCATCTAAACATATAGCATTTTTATGAGCTAAGTAACACCCATAATGACCTGGAGTTAATTTTCCAAAACCATTTCCTATAGGAGCAGGGGTTAAAGATATATGTTCTGGTCTGTGGCAATTCTCTGATGGGGGTAATTCTTTCCATATTTTATTCACCCTCATATCATATATAATTCCCGTATTATTGCAGAATTCTTTTAAATTATTTATTGACCTTTGTTCTTTTTTATTATTTTTTGGGTCTGTTACTAAATGTAGTAATTTAATTTTAGGATTATATCTACTTCTATCTCCTTTCCAATTAAACATACCATTATCTGGCATTATATTTGAAAAATATTCTTGATTTAATTCAAATTTATGGTATTTTACTGTTTCTCCTGTTACAGTATCTCTAACATCAAATGTAACTGTAAATAAATCATTCAAATCATATTTTATTAAATCCCAAAAATGATACTTCCCTCTAACTTCTAATAACCTATTAATAATAGTTTCTCCATTCTTTTCTACAGTATAATAAATATCTTTGCTTTCTTTAGCATTAGAAATAGTTATCCAGGGGCAAAAATGATTGTCAACATCCGTAGGAAGGATAGTATAATATTCAACCATTGAATAATCTTTAAAATCAAAATATTTTTCTACATCACTTTCAAATTTTTCTCTAGTTTCAATAAAACTGTTTTTATTATTTTTAAATATATGGTAATATAAATTCTCAATACCATTAGACTCAGCACCATGTTTACCCATTAAACTATTATACTGGTTTTCATCTTCAATAAAATGGCAATGGTTTAAAATAGCTTCTGGTCTAGCTCCAAAAAAATATGTAAAATAGCAATTGCCTTCTTGTGCTATATTTTCTCCAAAGTAAACATCATGATTATTTAATTTATTTGAAACATAATCTATATGGGATTTATCTTTTAATATATAATCAAAATTGATATAGTATAATTTTTTAATCCCTAGGTTTTTTGCAAATGTTGCTGGATTATAAAATGAAGTATAACAAGCTGGTCCATGATATCTATCATTATCCTCACCTCTTAAATTAACATGAGTATCATATTGGTTTCCTCTCATCCAATACCCTGAATAAAATGTATGTTTTGTTAATAAATTATTTTTTTCATAAAATACATAATCAACCATATCTTGGAGTTCTTTAGGAACTGGACAGTGTGCTGAAATTATTATTTTTCGATTACTTTCTTTTCTTAAAGCTTTTATACATTCTATAGTTGTATCTACAACAGCTTGGGTTTCTGGGTAGGTACAAACAACATATGCTTCTTCTTCCTCAAATATTTCAGCAGAATTATTAAATTGATTTTTAATTAATGAAACATTTTTATCGAAATCATTAAAGTCTAAATAATTAATAGAATCATAGCTATCAAAATAATTTTGATAAACTTCTAAATTATATAATAGTTGTGGTATTTGGTATGATAGAGCTTCTCTAATAACTAGAGGCATTGTTTCTTTATCATTAGCTGTTCCCCTAGATGTAAATAAAAATAAATCCATTGATTGGTAGAAATTTTCAACATCTGTTCTTTCATCCCACCATGTTAAATTATCAGGTTTTTCTTTCATTAAGGGTTCCCAATACCATTTAAAGTTATCGGCTTGATTTCCTACACTATGAAATTCATATTCAGGTAAAGCTCTTGCATACTCAAAAAATTCTTTTTGATTTTTTCTAGAAGTAAATAAACCAATGTGTAGAATATGTTTTTTTGATGGGTCTAAGTTTAAGCGTTTTAAAGCACTTACTCTATCAGGGCGTAGGGTATATTCAATTGGATATTCTACTAATATTTTAGGTATATCTATGTTTTTATACTGATCTATTTGCCAGTTAGATACAAACATAAACTTATCAGGAAAGAAAAGTTTATTATCTGTATTCATTGAAGAATCATGAGAAGTCTCAACTAAAAAATAATCCCTATCTACAGAATATAATTTTCTAGCTATATTATCATCCATAAAATATTCAGGAATTTCTTCTAAATGAATAATATCAGGTTGAATTTTATTAATTATATTAAATAATTCTGTTTTATCTTCCCCAAATGTAAAAAGATTATTTTTAGGTAATAAGTTTTTTATTTTATTTTTTTGTACTACTAGTTTACCCCCAGTAGAATCATTCCATTCAACTAAATAAATATTAAATTCTTCTTTTAATAATTCTATTTTTTTTGTTAAATATTGTGGAAGCCCCCCAGTTGATAAGTGGGGTGCAATGATTAAAATTTTTTTCATAAAACACTTTTTTAAAACTATTTAACCAATATAAGTAAAAATTATAACATATCCAAGCTATTAAACATCATTTATGTTATCTATAGTAGAAGTACCTACATCATTAATATTATCTACAGTTACAAGCACACTTATTCCATTTAAGTAATTTGGATAACCCGCATTATAATTTCCACTTACATCATTATTTGCAGGGGTTAGATTAACACCACCAAAAAGATTTACAGGAGCAGCACCAGGGTCTATATCAAAGTAATCATAAGTATTATTAATTACTACAAAATTAATATAACCTTGAGAATTTGCATCTGATATAGCAGTCGAATTGCCTGTAAGTGAAAATGGAGTGCTTACCCAAGAAGTAGATGAAGAATAAGTTTTGTTTACATTCCAACCACCACTTATGTTAAAGTCTGAGGCTGATAGAGTTGTACTAGCTGCATTACTATAAGCAAAACTTTCACAAACTATACAATCAACTGCATTTAAACCTGCACTGCTAACATAATGGGATTGTAAATCAAAAGAAAGTGTTGTTATATTAGGAGCATAGGCTGATAAATCGGCCCATCCAAATGTTCTACATATACGGTTTGTTGGTGCACCTCTTCCAGAAAAAACACCAACACCACAACTTGAAAAATTATTTATTGTTCCTTGGCTTACTGAAGTTCCTGTACTAAGGTTACGAACATTAGTCCATCCTGTAGTAACTTGCCCCAGGATTACACCAAATCCACTTGTTGCTTGAGTAAATGTCGCCATTATTTAAAACTGTTTTTTAGGTAAATAATATTCTTTATGGTTAAAATAACTATTTTGTGGGGGGTTAACATTATGGATATCATAAACAACATTAGATATTCCATAATAATTACTACTACTAGGTATATTATTCCACCAAGTAGCTTTTCCACCTTCATTCATTAGTGAAGGTAATGAATCTGCAAAATATTGCATATTATCATCTCCATAAGTATCATAAAATAACCCATCATAAGTACTTAAAGTATCTTTTATATCATACCAATCTCCTTCTACTATAGTTACATTAGGTTTATCCGCTGCCCATTCATTTGCTTTAATGAGTATGTCTGGATGGTTTTCAATAATTGTATGGGAATTAATACTATGAGATTGAATATAATCAGCAGATATATGCATTCCAAATCCTATTTCAAGAATATCCCCCCCTCCTTCGCAAGCATAGGCGGCAGATGCTGACATTAAAGTATCTTCCCAATCCATCATTACTTGATATTCATCGTTTACATCAAAGGGATGTGTAAATAATATTTTACTTTCTTCAAATGTTAAACTTTGGGATATATATTCCATAATATTAAATTTTTAAGCAAGTTCAATCCAAGTATTATCAGGACATATATAATATAACCTATTAGATCCACTTACATATATTTCATACCCAACTATTCTAACAATATCTCCTGAGGTTGTTGGAGCTGAAGATTGTCCATTTCCAGCTGATGTAGTTGATAGATAAAAAGGTTCTCCACCTCCTAACCCCCATGATTTTGTTGTTCTAAACATTCCTCTTATTAAAACTCCATCTAATGTTGGGTTAGTACCTAAAGAAATACCCATTATTCCAGTTGAAGTAGCAACATCATCACCTTGGGCTTTATACCAAAATCCTTGATCCAAAACTAGAATATCTCCAAAAGCTGGAGTAGTTCCTCCATTACCTTTACCAGTAAATATAATTTCACCACTTTGGTTGTTTACTGCTGAAGGAACTGAGTATTCTATATTTCCTGAGTTACTGGTTCTATCTTGTCCTAATCTAAATGGATTATTAATACTAAGAGTTCTACTTGTATCTAGTGTATTTGAAGTAGCTCCATCAATTAACAAATCATTTTGAGTAGTGATTGTAATTGAAGCACCTGACCCACCTACGACACCACTTGAACCTGAAGTACCTGCTGAACCTGATGAACCACTTGTATTACTTAATCCTGAAGTACCTGAGGTACCTGCTGAACCTGATCCTCCCGATACTCCACCAGCTCCACCTATACCACTTGACCCTGTTGAACCTGAAGTACCTGAAGTGTTACTTGTTGCACTTCCACCCCCAGTACCTACAACACCACTTGTACCTGATGAACCACTTGAACCTGAAGTATTACTTGTTTTACTATTTCCCGCAGCACCTGCAGTACCTGAAGATCCTGCTGAACCACTTGATCCTGAAGTATTACTTGAAGCACTAGCTCCTGCTGCACCACTAGTACCACTTGAACCTCCTGAACCTGATGTTGCGCTTATGTTACTAGATCCTGCTACGCCTGCATTACCTGAAGTACCTGAAGAACCTCCTGAACCTGATGTTGCGCTCACATTACTTGAACCTGCATTACCTGCATCTCCTGATGTACCTGATGATCCTCCTGAACCTGAAGTGTTACTTAAAGCACTTGCTCCAGCATTACCAGCATTACCTGAAGTACCTGTTGAACCTGATGAACCACTTGTATTACTTGAAGCACTTGCTCCCGCATTACCTGAGGTACCTGAAGAACCTCCTGATCCTGAAGTAGCACTTATGTTACTTGAACCTGCTACACCTGCATTTCCACTTGTACCACTTGATCCTCCTGATCCTGATGTTGCACTTACATTACTTGAACCTGCTACACCTGCGTCTCCTGAAGTACCACTTGATCCTCCTGAACCTGAAGTAGCACTTATGTTACTTGAACCTGCTACACCTGCGTTACCTGAAGTACCTGAAGAACCTCCTGAACCCGAAGTGTTACTTAAAGCACTTGCTCCAGCATTACCAGCATTACCTGATGTACCGCTTGATCCTGAAGAACCATTTGAACCACTTTCTGCACTTTCACCATTTCCACCTATAATACCAGTTGTACCTGATGAACCACTTGAACCTGATGTTGCACTTACATTACTTGAACCTGCTACACCTGCGTCTCCACTTGTACCACTTGATCCTCCTGAACCTGAAGTAGCACTTACATTACTTGAACCTGCATTACCTGCATCACCATTAGTACCGCTTGATCCTCCTGAACCTGATGTTGCGCTTATATTACTTGAACCTGCTACGCCTGCACCACCTGAAGTACCTGAAGAACCTCCTGATCCTGAAGTAGCACTTATGTTACTAGATCCTGCTACACCTGCGTCTCCTGAAGTACCACTTGAACCTCCTGAACCTGATGTTGCACTTACATTACTTGAACCTGCTACACCTGCGTTACCTGAAGTACCGCTTGATCCTCCTGAACCTGATGTTGCGCTTATATTACTTGAACCTGCATTACCTGCATCTCCTGATGTACCTGATGATCCTCCTGAACCTGAAGTAGCACTTATCCCTGAAGTACCATCATCACCTGATGTACCTGAGGAACCTGAAGTGTTACTTAAACCTGATTGACCGGCATCACCATTAGTACCGCTTGAACCACTTGAACCTGATGTATTACTTGCATCACTTGCTCCCGCTTCACCTGCATTACCTGAAGTACCACTTGATCCTCCTGAACCTGATGTTGCGCTTATGT